AGTAAAGAACGAGTGGCAATAAAACCAACACAAAATACAATGTGGTTTGCATTATCCCTCAATGAGATTACTGTTGGTTGCTGTGCTTTATACTTAGGTAAAAAGAAATGCAGGATCAAAGGTGATTTTATCATGCCTAATTACAGGGGTAGAGGTCTTGGCAAATTGTCTGTTGAAAGTAGATTGGAAACAGCAAAAAAACTTGGGTATAAGTTTATTGAGGTCTATACACTACACCCCAAATACTATACTTCTTTAGGGTTTACTATACACAAAGAGTTGAGAAAAGGGGTCTGGGTAGCAGATTATGAATTGGTATAATGGGTTTAGCCCAACACAAAGAACAAAAGCCTTAAAGTGGTTTAGACAACAACAAAAAGACGGATTGAAACCACATAATCCTAAAGTATGTGATATTTGCTCACAAGATGAGGGCATAATAGATTGGCATAGTGAAGATTACAGCGAACCATTTGGATCTCATATAGGAGAGCATGGGGTGTGTTATATTTGTCACATGATGATCCATTGTAGGTTTAAGAGTGTTCAGGCTTGGGAAGTGTACACAAAGGCATTAAAAGAGAAAAAATGCTTCACAGCCTTTAAAAATAGGAACTGGATACAATTTAAACAACAATGTCTGCATGACAAGTTTAAGAATAGAGAATTTAAAATAGTAGAAAAGAATGGCTATGATTTCATATCTAAGCTAAGAATACATAATCAATAAACAATCACACTTGACGAGGTGGTAAAACTATGGGTGAAAAGAAGAAAAAGGTCGGAAGACCAACTAAACAATTAGATACAGAAATGATTGAGAAATTATCCTCAATATTCTGCACAAATGAGGAAATAGCTAGTGTTGTAGGCTGTCATAGAGAGACTTTAGCCAATAATTATTCGACACACATAAAAAAGGGTCGTGATCGAGGAAAAAGTAGTTTGAGACGTATGCAGTTTCAAAAGGCTCAAGATGGAAACCCAACAATGCTCATATGGCTAGGAAAACAATATTTAGGACAAAGTGACCACAATGAAGATGATACAGAACATATGCCTTTACCATTTATAGACTAATGACTGTTATCTACGCTATTATGGTTATTGCTACCATGCAAACAAGTGAACCAATACAATCACATTATCAAAAAGTTAAATTTACGAGTATTGAACAATGTGCTGTATTTCTTGGGGAAAACAAAATGAAACTAACACATGAACTAATTCATGCCCTTGAAGATCTACAAGGTGACAAACTAATGGATATGGAATTTAGTTGCGTAAAAGATAAAGGAACTTCAACATAATGGCTGAGTATCAAGGCAAAAAAGTTACATTGAATAAGCCAATGCGTGGTGATGTGGGTAAATTTAAAGTATTTGTCAAAGATCAAAAAACTGGTAAGGTAAAAAAAGTAAACTTTGGCTCAAAAGAAATGAGTATAAAGAAACACATACCTGCTAGAAAAGCATCATTTGACGCTAGAATGGGTGGAGTTTTAAAAAAGGTCAAAGGACAAAAAAATTTAAGTAGTGCTTACTGGTCATTACAAGCATGGAAAAAAGGTTTTAAGGTGTGAAAGACGATCAACTTAATAAATGGTTAAATCAAAATATCAATGAGTTACAACCTCATGAAGAAAAAGAATATATATTTAGTAGCGAGTACGCAGGAAGAAGAGTAAATATTAAAATAAAAATTGATGCCATTAACAACACCTCAAAAAGCAGTAGCACAATCACAGAGTAGATTTAATGTATTAGTAACTGGTAGGCGATTTGGTAAAACCCATTTAGCAGTGCGACAGTTGATTAAGTTTGCAAGTAGACCAAAACAAAAGATTTGGTATGTAGCCCCAACATATAAACAGGCTAAGATGATTGCATGGGAGGCATTAAAGAGTAAGTTGGAAGATCTTCGTTGGATAAAGAAAACCAATGAGAGTTATTTAACTATGATGTTAAAAAACGGATCATCAATATCTTTAAAGGGAGCAGACAGAGGAGCAGACAATCTTCGTGGTGTAGGGCTTAACTATTTGGTTATTGATGAGTTTGCTGACATTGATCCCAGTGCTTGGTATGCAGTATTGAGAGCAACATTGTCAGACACTAAAGGTCATGCTTTTTTTTGTGGTACACCAAAGGGATATGGTAATTGGGCTTATGATTTATTTAGCAAAGGTCAAAAAGGCGATAAAGATTGGAGTAGCTTTCAATATACCACATTACAAGGTGAGCAAGTAGATCAAGATGAGATAGACCAAGCAAGGTTAGATCTTGATGAAAGAACATTTAGACAAGAGTATTTGGCTTCATTTGAAACTTATGCAGGGGCTATTTATTATAACTTTGATGTTAAAGGTAATGTCAAAGCATGGACACCACAGGCAGAATTGGCAATACATATTGGAATGGATTTTAATATAGATCCAATGACAGCGTGTTGCTTTCAAATGGACGGAGACAATATAAGATTTTTTGATGAGATCGTTATATACGGAAGTAATACTGATGAAATGGTACAAGAGATTAAAAATAGATACGGAAAAAGAAAGATCTACATATACCCTGACCCTAGTTGTAGAGCTAGAAAAACAAGTGCAGGGGGTCGTAGTGATCTCACAATTTTACAAAACGCAGGATTTGATGTAAGGTGTAAAAACAAAGCACCAGAAGTAAGAGATAGAATCAATGCAGTTAATTCAAAGTTGAAGAACGCTAACAACGATAGACTATTATTTCTAGCCCCTAAATGTAAGAAAACTATATTGGGCTTAGAAAGGCATTTATACAAAGAGGGAACGAGTGTACCAGACAAAGAAAATGGCTATGATCATATGAACGATGCTGTTGGTTATGCGATTGACTACTTATTCCCAATTAGAAAAATACAAAAACATACAGAACCCATGAGGTGGAGTTAACAAATGGCAATCAGTTATAGAGGAAAGTACCCAACAGATGATGTATTGGGGCAAAAAGACTACATAGAACAAACACATGACTACTATGGAGATCAAGTAAGCAATTGGGCTTATTATATTAGATCTTACATGGGTGGTGAAGAATACAAAGGTGGTAGATTTTTATCAGAGTATTCATTGGAGTTAGCAAGTGAGTACGATAAACGCTTAAATGTAACACCATTGGATAACCATTGCAGAAACATTACTCACATTTATTCAAGTTTCTTGTTTAGAGTACCCCCAACAAGAGAATATGGCGTGTTGCAGAATGAGCCATTATTACAATCATTTTTAAAAGACGCTGATTTAGACGGACAAAGTTTTAATGCTTTCATTAAGTCTGCTCAAATATATGCGAGTGTTTATGGTAACGTATGGATATTCGTTGATAAACCTGAAACTCAAGTGCAAACAAGAGCAGATGAAATGCAATTGGAAATACGCCCATACTTAACCATGATTACACCTGAGAATGTAGTTGATTGGAATTATACTCGTAGTACCAGTGGTCGTTTTGTTTTGGATTATTGTAAGGTGAGAGAAGATGTGCAAAAAAATTATACTCTTTATAGAATATGGACACCTCAAGAAATTATTTTAGTAGAACAAGAGGGCAACAAAAAACCTCGTACACTAGAGAAGAAAGTAAACCAGTTGGGAATGATCCCTGCTGTAATACTGTACAATAAAAGAACACCTAGAAGAGCCATTGGCTTGTCAGATCTTACTGATATAGCTGATATTCAAAAAGCTATTTATAATGAGGTCAGTGAAATGGAACAGTTGATAAGACTTACCAATCACCCAAGCCTTGTTAAAACCAGTGGAGTTGAAGCTTCTGCAGGTGCAGGAAGTGTCGTACAAATACCTGATGATATGGACAGTGGATTAAAACCTTATCTATTACAGCCATCAGGACAAAACCTTGATTCAGTTATGAAGTCTATTGAGCAAAAAATAGAAATGATTGATCGAGCAACACATATGTCAGGAATAAGGCAAACTAAAACACAGGTACAAAGTGGGATTGCTTTACAAACTGAATTTGAAAACCTTAACTCTGCATTAAGTGAAAAGGCTGATTTACTTGAGAACGCAGAAGAACAGATTTGGAGTTTATATGCTAAATGGCAAGACAAAGTATTTGATGGTAGCGTGGACTACCCTGATTCATTTAACCTGCGTGACTATGCGAGTGATTTACAGTATTTGCAAATGGCTAGGGCAAGTGGCGTGGAAAGTTCTACTTTTATTAAAGAGATTGATAAGCAAATTGCTGACGCAGTTGTGGACGATGATCAAAAGATAAAAGCTATTCATACTGAAATAGACACAGCGTCAACAGTTGGACAATTTACAGCAAACGAAACAATACAAGCAGTAGAAGAAACTGAGGAATGAAGATCTCAGAGGATACTCCAATAAGTATGCCAATGAGAAATTTGCTTACTATCATTGGTGCAGTTGCTATTGGGGCTTGGTTCGCATTTGGTGTCATTGAAAGACTTAACATCATTGAAACAGAACTAAAGTTAATGCAAAGTGATTTAGAAACAGCTAATGAGTTTATTGTTGGAGTACCAAAAGGAGACATGGTAAGCCCACAAATAAATGAGTTATTTATGTTGGTTGAATTCTTGGCAAGTAATCAAGAGAAATTAAAAGAGAATGTTGAAGCAGATATGCCACAAATACAAAAGGTAGATATGCAAGTTCAATTCTTAGAAGAACGTATTATAGATCTTGAAACTCTAGTTGATAAACTTAGAAACAATGGTACTCACTAATGATTGAAATGGTATTTGTTTTATCAATGTATATCATTGAGGGCGACAACAAGAGATTAGATGGTTGGTATCATCAACCTAGTTTATCAGTATGCTTAGAGGGCAAAAGAGTTGCAGAACGAACAGCAGGAAATCAAGTGCAATACACCTGTACCTATGAAAAAGGTATAATGGAAATAGATTCAATGGGAGTAAAACACTTAGACAAGATCATAAAGGATTAAAATGTCGTTAATACAAAAGCTAAGTGATAAGAGAGAGTTATTAGTTGATAATTTAGAGAAAGATCATTTGGCTAAGTTAGAGTTTGCAATTGCAGATTTAGAGAGAAGAATAATAGCTGAGGTTGGATCAAGCAAACTTACAACGAATATAGCGATACAACTAAGACCAAGATTAATTCAATTAGTCAAAGAAAATTACAGTACATGGGTCTATGAATCAGTTAAAGATTATGACCAAATTGCAAAGCAGATATTGGATAACTTCAAAGAGTTACCCATTGATCCTAAGTTTGCAACGCTTACAGCAGGAAACGCACAAACAATCGCAGAATTAAAGCTATTGTCATATAACCAAATAAACACCATTGGGCTTGAGGCAAGTGCCATGGTAGCAGATGAAGTATATGCAAGTGCATTGACTGGTAAGCCATTTGAGGACGTAGTTAAGTCAATACAAGAAAAGATTAGTGGAAGTGAGGGCATAGGGCGTTCATTGCGTACAAGAGCAAGACAAATAGCCCAAGACGCTATAATGGGATTTGATTCACAGATAACAGCGTTGAAAGCAGAAGAAGCAGGATTGACCCACTTTCAATATACAGGCAACACAATAACTGACACAAGACAGTTTTGTCGTAATAATATTAATAGAGTTTTTACCAAAGCCCAGATCGAACAAACATGGTCAAGCCGAGTATGGCAGGGTAAATCTACCACCAATGGTCTAGTAAGTCGTGGTGGTTATAATTGTAGGCATCATTGGTCACCTACTGATCCCGATTGGGATATTTGACCTTATTTGGTAATTGATGTATAACTAGACCAAATATAACTTAAACAGGAGATAGTTATGGCTGACGAGCAACAAACGGGTACTGAGAATACTGAAACTCAAGAAGAAAAAATACAGGAACAAGTAGAAACAAATGAGCCAACAATAAAGCAATCTGAACTTGATAACATTATCAATAAAAGACTAGCCAAAGAAAAAGCTAAGTTTGAGAAAAAATACGCAGGTATTGATCCAGATGAAGCGAGAAGTCTTTTAGAAGAAAAAGAAGCTAAAGAATTAGACATGCAGAAGCAAAGAGGTGAATTTGACAAGGTTTTAAAAGAGACTGTTTCTAAAAAAGATACAGAAATTTCTCAATACAAAGCTGAGTTACAAAAGGTAAGAATAGATGACGCATTGATCAAAACAGCTAGTGAGTATAAAGCAATCAAGCCAGAGCAAGTAGCCAATCTATTAAAGAATAAAGTACAACTAGGAGCAGATGGAACACCTGAAATAATAGGTGAAAATGGAACAGCTATGTATAACGACAAAGGTGATCTTCTTTCCATTAGTGAATATGTTGGAAAATTTATAGACGAAAACCCACACTTTAAAAACGCCAGTCCAACTGGTGCAGGGAGCGTAGGCAATGTCGGTGGTAATACGCCTAAACCAATTAACTTGGCGGAATTGAATATGAATAATCCAGAGGATAAAGCAAGATATGCTGAATACCGCAAGGAGAAATTCAAAAATTATTAACAATAGACATTAAGGAGAAATATTATGTCAAGCGAATCAACAACGTCAACATTAGACGATTTGATCTCCCCATTGGTTGCAGAGGCTCTATTTGTAGCTTCTGAGAAATCAATTATGAGAGGTCTAGTAAGAAATTACACAATGCCTAAGAATTCTGGTAAAGTGTTACAAGTACCAATCTACCCAACTGTGAGTGCCGCGGCTGTTGCAGAAGCAACTGATCTGAGCAACACAGCAATCTCAACTTCAAAAGCAGACTTAACTGTTTCAGAAGTTGGAATTATGACAACACTAACTGACTTTGCAAAAAATGTGTCTGAATCAGACGTTGTAAGAGATCTAGGAAAATTATTTGGTGAAGCGATTGCCAAAAAAATTGACAAAGATTTGACTGCATTATTTGGTAGCTTTTCAGTAGGTGTTGGAAGTGCAACGACAGTAATGTCAGCGGCATTAATCTTTCAAGCAGTTGCTAAACTAAGAGCCGCAGGTGTACCGGGTGAAGATCTTTCATGCGTAGTTCACCCTCAAGTTGCATTTGACTTGAAATCTGGCTTAACAAACACATTTGCTAATCCTAACGGTGGCGATCTACAAAATGAAGCTATGAGATCTGGCTTTGTAGGTCAAATTGCAGGTGTAAGTGTTTATGAAACAGCTAATATGACTGATTCATCAAGTAATGATCCGGGTTCAACTGGTGATTATAAAGGTGCTCTTTTCCATAAAGACGCATTAGGACTAGCAATGATGCAAGATATCAAGATTGAAACTCAAAGAGATGCTTCTCTAAGAGCAGACGAGATTGTTGCAACTGCTGTTTATGGCGTTGGAGAACTACATGATTCATACGGTGTTGAAATAGAAGCTGATTCTTCTATTCAATAACATCTTTTGGATTGATCAATTTAGGGGGGCTTTTTGCCCCCCTTTTTATTTAACAAGGAATTTATTATGGCATTCGCAACAAGAGCAGATTTATTAACATATCAACCTGATATTGATGAAATGGGTTTAAGCACAGCACAACAAGATACTTTTATTACTCAAGCTATTGCAGATGTTCAAAGAGACGTGAGAAATCGTTGGTTTAGTGTCTATCAATCTTCAAGAACTAGAGATATTTCAAATTTAGGTGAAATAGAAATGGACACTTCAAAACTTACTGACGCACAATGGACAAGATCAACAGTTTACAGATGTTTAGGATTTTTAATATGCCCTGCATTAACTAGATTTAACCCTACTGGAGCAGAAGATCGTTTCCAAAAAATGGGTGAGTTTTACAGAGGTATGTATGAGCAAGAACTCAATGATATACTTCGTGATGGTGTGGAATATGACGCAGATGGTGATGGATCAATAGCTGACGCAGAAAAAATAGCAACACACAATTTAAGATTGGTAAGATGATAAAAGCCACAATTAAAATTAACGATATTGAGGTTAAGGCTTTTGGTGGTAAATTAAGATCCGTACTACCAAGAATGGTAAGAAAAGGTCTTGGTAAGGCTTCTTTCTTTATCATGAAAGAGATTAAAACCAGAACATTGTCTGGGCTTGACTTTAGAAGAAGAAAATTTAGACCATATGCAGTTGGCACAGGTCAAGGAAGAAAAGAAAATAGAGGAACAGTGGATTTATTTGATACTGGACAAATGCAGAACTCTATGAACTTTACTTATAAAAGTAATTTTAAAACTCAATTAGGTTTTAGAAGTGCTGACGCTAACAGGAAAGCGTACTATCATGACGTAGAGGGTGTTGGTACAGCAAAAGTAAAAAGAGAGTTTTTTAGCGTTGATAAGCAAACTGAGCAAAGGGCAACAGCGATGTTCATTAAAGAAATTGAAAGGTCAATTGGTTTACTATGAGTGAGAGAGAAGATATAGCCAGTAATATTGTTACTGTACTAGATAATATGAGTAGCCCAACATTAGGCAAGATCTCAAGAGAGCCTTTTGATGTTGACCAACTAAGCATTCAACAATTTCCTGCATTATTTGTTCAAACCTCAGGTGAGAATAGNACAGATGAATCATTNGGGAATAGTGGAATAACAAGAAGTGGAACTATTGATTATGTGTGTGTTGGGTTTGTTAAAAACAATTCAGCAAGTGCAGAAAATATAGATACACAAAGAAACATATTGATAACTGGTGTTGAGACTGCTTTAGACGCAGATAGGACTAGAGGTGGTAATGCCCTAGATACACAATTGGTATCAGTAGAAACAGATGAGGGTACTATGTTTCCATTTGGGGGTGTAACTATTACCATTAGATGTTATTATCAATTTACAAGTGGCACACCATAGGAGTATAAATGGAAAAAGTTTACTTAATTAAAAATGGATCTACTGTACTAACAGATAATCCAAATAAATTTTTAGAAGATGGTTGGGTGCATAAGCACAATAACCCAGAGGCTAAAAAACCAACAGGGAGAAAATATGGCAAAAAGAATAAAACTCCAAAATAAAGACGGAGAAAATATTGAGGTTTGGGATCACCAAGTAGAGGAAATGGCACAACAAGGTTGGTCAAGCCCATCTACAAAACCCAAAAAGAAAACAACAACTAAATCATTTAACATAGAAGAGGGAGAAGAATAATGGCAGTTCATACAGGTAGTGCAGGACTTATCAAAATAGGTTCAAACACAGTAGCAGAGGTGACAGCATTCACACTAGAAACGACAGCAGACGTAATTGAATCAACTCAATTATCTGATACAAACAAAACATTTGAAGTAAGCAGAAAGAGTGGCTCAGTAACTGTTGAATGTATGTGGGACGAGACTGACGCTAACGGTCAAGTAGTTTTACAAGAAGCAACAGGAGTTACTTTATTATTATACCCAGAGGGTGCAGATAGTGGAGATTACTACTACTCAGTACCTGCTATTGTAACAGGCAACTCATTGTCAGTAACTATGGACGATATTATTAGAATGTCTATATCACTGCAAATCAATGGTGCAATTACTAGAGCAACAGTATAATTTGACAATTAACACAAATTGAAGTAAAAAAGACATATGTCAATAATTGATAGCATGAGAGAACATTGGGATTCATTAGATACCAATAACTCTATGGAAGTTCCAGAATGGAAAGCTGTTATATATAAACAGCCAATGAACATGGAACAAAAAGGTAAACTCTTCAAAAGAATGGAAGAGGACACTATCACAGGATTGGCATATGTCTTAATACACTTAGCATTAGATGAAAAAGGGAATAATCTTTTTACGTTAGAGAATAAACAATTTCTAATGAAAAAGACTGACCCAGATCTTTTATCACAAGTAGCGACTTGGTTAATGCAAACACCGACACAAGCAGACATTAAAAAAAAATAGCAAAAGACCATGACTATAATTGGTCAATACAATTAGCTGATTATTTAAAAATACCTATTCACGAAGTACATAAGTTCACAGTTGAAGAATTTATGACTTGGATTGTGTATTTAACTGATAAACAAAAACAAGCAGAGCATGAAGCAAATATGGCAAAAGCCAAACAAAAATCAAGACGATAATGTATAGATTTAAAAACGAAATATTATTAGACGCTTCTAATTGGGCTATACAGCAAGACACTTTGTTAAAGATGGAACAGACCTTGCCAATGATTGAGGAGTATGACAATACAGACGGAAACTCTGATCCTATTGGATCGCCATTGTGGGATATAATTCAAGAGCCAGTAAAAGAAGTTTATACGATACCATTATTTAAACAGGAATTTTGCGATATGGTTTTAAGTGAATTAAAGAAAATGCAATTTGAGATACCATTTCAACCTAATCCTAATGAAGATGAATTAAGAAGAATACCTGAAATAGTTTTAGAAAATGCAACCCCTGACTTCTATGAAGAAATGCTTGAGATAGTAAGAACACAAATAAACATAATTTTATTTACCTTGTTTAATCGTCAAGTTGATGGTGGGTGCATACAACTCGCTAATTACAACCCAAGAACGATACAACAAACATCATGGCACCATGACGCTTCTGCTGATATATCAATAGTAGTGCCATTGAATACAGGATATTACGAGGGTGGTGGAACAGACTTTCACAACAGAGGATCAGTACCCCCATTACCAACAGGACATGGATTAATATTTCCAAGTTTTACTCACCTACATAGGGGAGCACCAGTTTATAGTGGTGATCGTTATTTGTTAGTCATGTGGCTCACAATTGACGAGAAAGACAGAAAAGAAGATAGATTTAGATAAAAGGATTTTATGACCAAACAAGTTAAAATTGATATTATAGCACAGGATAAAACCAAACAGGCTATCGCTTCCTCTAAAAAAGGTTTTGATGGTTTAAAAGGATCAATCTTTAATGTTAGAAATGCCCTAGCAGGTCTTGGAGCAGGAATAGCAATAAGAGGACTTATCCAAACTGGTAAAGAAGTTGAGAACTTACAGGTTCGTTTTAAATTTTTATTTGGTAGTGTTAAAGAGGGTAATGTTGCATTTCAAAACTTAACAAAGTTTGCAAGTAAAGTACCATTCTCATTACAAGAAATTGCAAAGGGCAGTGGATCATTAGCAGTTGTAGCAAAAGACGCAGAAGATCTTAACAGAATATTAAAAATTACTGGTAATGTTGCCGCTGTATCAGGATTAGATTTTGCCAGTACATCTGAGCAAATACAAAGAGCATTCAGTAGTGGTGTGGGTGCCGCAGATCTCTTTAGAGAAAGAGGTATTGGAGCATTATTAGGATTTAAAAGTGGTGCAAAAGTTACAGTCAAAGAAACAGTTGAAGCATTTGAAAAAGCATTTGGCAAAGGTGGTAGATTTGATGGAGCAACGGACGATCTAGCTCAAACATTTGAGGGTACTCTATCTATGATAGGGGATAAATTCTTCCAATTCCAAAATGATGTTAATGCCACTTTCTTTAATGAGTTAAAAAGCCAATTTAAAGATTTAGATAAATTCTTTGCTGACAATGAAAAACAAATAAAAATATTTGCAGAACAAGTTGGTTCAGCATTAGCAACAGCAGTTAGAACATCTGCTGACGCATTTAAATTCTTATATCAAAACGCAGACATATTAAAAGCAATATTCGCAGGTATCATAGCCTTTAAGTTTGCAAAAGTTATGACAGGGATTGCCCTTTCTATTAAAGCAACCACACTAGCTGTAACAGGCTTAAATGTTGTAATGAGAAAGAATTTAATCTTTGGTGCAATAAGTACAGTTGTTGCAGGTATTGTTCTTGCTAAAGACGCATTATCTAGTTTTAGAGGTGAAGTTGATGAAACTACTGAATCATTATTCGATTATAATGAAGCTACTCGCCATATGCGTATGCGTACAGAGGATTTAAACTTTGAGGAAGCAAAAGCAAAACTGGAAGAGTTTAGAAAAAGAATGGAAATGCCAGCTAACATTTCTAAGTTGCAGGATAGATTTAAAACCGAAGAAAAACTTTTAGAAGAAAAGCTACAAAAAGAATTAAAGATACTTGATGATCATGAGGCAGAGTTATTGGCAAAACAACAAGCCAAAAAAGATCTTGGCAAAGAATTATTAGACAGTGAGTTAGCACAACTAACTGAGATAACAAGATTAAAAGAAGAGTTACAATTTGACCATTTAGCAACAATTGACGAAATGGAAAGACAATCTGCTGACAATAGAATTGCAGAAGCCAAAAGAATTGCTGATGAGCAAAACAATTTCTTAAAAAAGAATAGAGATCTTTTTATGCAGGGTAAGTTTGACGAAGTCGACATGGAAAAGATTACTCAAAAAGATAAAGCTGTTGCTGTCAAAGATGGATTGAAAACCATGACAGCAGAAGCCAGTAAACATAGCAAGGAAATGTTTAGATTGAACCAAGCTATAAATATTGGTGAGGCTATAATGAACACATACACTGGTGCAACAAAAGCATTGGCTCAAGGTGGTATATTCGGTCCAGTTATGGCAGGAATAGTTATTGCAACTGGTATGGCTCAAGTGGCTACAATTGCAAGTCAACAACCACCTGCACAGTTTGG